CTCATCTTCCCAAGAAAGGTAAGATGACGCCAAGTCCTCACAGACTTGTACGAGTAGGTCCGACGTACCTCGCCAACCGATGGCTGAAATACGTCTCTCTTCTTTCCTCCCTCCCGACCGTGCTCCCACTGATGTAGGAACATAGCTAAGGTCTCGTCGGGATCTAACTGTCTACGGACAGCTAGAAGCAATGTCGAATCCACTTTGGGTGGAACCGGTAGACAGGTGAAGAGCCTGTTCGACATTGACGTTTCTCGCTGGTGTGCGGGAAACGACTTGGGATGTAACCCAAGCTGGGAAGGCAAGAACCCCCACTTCTTTCCGATCCGCGATCGGACGAAAGCATTCGTCCAATCGACCGAGCCACGAACAGCAGATGCGCCGTGCATCATACCGTGGTAATCGGAAAGAAATCCACCTCTCCGCAAGTGGCGAATCTCACGCCACTTGCCCTTTGATCCCCTCAGAAATGCTGTTGAATTGATTTCGGCTACATTTTCTGAACGAATAGTCTTCAGATCGTTAAGCTTGTACCCGCTAGGGTATGAAGACGCTTCGAGGTAAACGTTACTAGAGACGAGAGTGTCGTCGCCGTTTACCAGGATTGTCCCTTCTCTCCCGTTCAGCGCCCAAAGAGCTGCGAGATAAGAATGAAGAGACAACAAAGGAAAGGAGAGGTAGCTCCCCATCATCTGCCCATGCGATACTTCCTTCTCCTCTCCGTCGCAATCAATAAGCGGACGGAGTGACTGAAAAGCCCGAAGGCTAACCGGTCCAGGAATCAACTGAGACTTTCGAAGTAAAGTCCCAAGTATCGCCTCTGTCACTTCAAGTGACAGGTTGTCTGTGGCGCTCACCAAATCAACCGAGGTTTGGCAAGGGTAAACACAGGCAGATGAAATTCTCTTCTCCGTCGGTGGTCCGACAAGACGCCATGGAAGCTTCATCAAATGTGATTCAATCACTTTGTGAAGAGGCGCTAGTGTTTCGACACTCTCGTCATAAATGACGAGAGGCCTACTCTTTCCAGCGCTCATGACCGCCTTGTACCGGGCCCTGACTGGTTCATCGATAGGAATTGATTTACCAGTAAGGCACTGCCGACGGAAAGATCTCCCCTTGCCGGCAAAGAACAGATCAGCTCTAGGAGCATTCATTCTGGCCGTCGGGTTGGGACAATGACGCCAAACAAAATCGTCATAGTTCCTATCCCAACCGAAAGGGAAGATCTTCGAAACTTCTCTTCGTACGAAACGAAGATAAGCCGAAGAGGAGGGGGGGGGTATGGAGAAAGCGTTCGCCTCCCAAGACGAACGCTCGGAGTTGGCGCAAGAAAGGCAACCTGCTGGCAGGTTGCGCTTAATTGAAGAGACGGAATGGGCTAATTCCCATCTCTCGTGCTTGCGCAAACGTTGCAAAGTCGAAAGCCCATCGAACGATGGCCTTTGGCGTCGGGGAAACTTGACGCTGGGCCTATCACGGCCTTGCAACAGGAGGAAAGAGAGAAACCTTGACAAATCTTTTGTCTCGAGATCCGGTAACTCAACGTACGGAAGACCGTACTTGATCCGAATAAGTCTCAAGCCATTAGAGATGGTTTCTCTTGTGTCGCGGGCGCTGCGTAAGCAGGCGCGACACGTTTGAGCCTCTGAACCAGTACTGGGTTTAACAGAGGCAGCGGTGCACTTTCTACGAAGTGTGCCAGACGTCATCAGGG